ATAGTAGAAACTTCTGGAATGTACTGATCTTTAAACGGGACGTTTTCATAGAGAGTTATACATTCAATCCCATCATCTCCTCTTTTATGACCAATGACACGTTCCAATCGTTTTTCGTTACGAAAGTCTCCTACCCTTTGATCTTTTTTACCAGGACAAGGTTCTAATTCTATCGGTTTATCTTTTTTAATTTCTGGTATTTCTGGTTGCTTTGTTTCTGGTAAGGGTGGAGGTTCATTTGTAACAGGAACTTCTTCTGTAATGACAAGATTCTCAGGTGTATAGTCAAGAGGGACAAAACTAGGAAACGGAAAATCACACGTTGTATATACACCATTAGGATCTTCCAATAATAAATTACGATTACCTGTATTTTTTATATCACGATGTTGATAAGTACAACCAGGAACATCTATATCATTTGGATTAGGTATATCAATATAATATTGACTATAGATTTCTGGAACGTCTGGAATATATATTTCGGGAATACCAATATCAGGTATCTCAGTCATAGGCATTTCTAGGAAGATAA